TGCAATACAAATGGCTAGTGGACGCGATGGCGCACGTGGGGACGGGCGGGGCATCAGATCTCGCAGCGGTGACGATGGCAGCAAAAATGCTGGCGAGAGCGCAGATCCTGCGCGACCTGATCGATCAGCTACCGAGCCCGATGATCGACCGCGAAAACGGGCCAGCACTACACCCGGCGTACGCAGAGCTAGGGCGCAGCGAGTCGCGGATTCAGTCGATGCTGATCTCGCTCAACCTGATGCCGCGGACTCGATCGAGCACACGCCTGCCCGCAGAGCAGCAGGTAACGGCAGCAAGCGTGCCCGACGACAACCCGATACTCAAACTCCTGGGCAGCTAGCTGCTCGCAACGTCGAGCTGTTTTTCCGCACCTGCCTGACTCACGTTAAAGGAGCGGACGCAGGCCGTCCGCTCATGCTGGCGGAGTGGCAGTATCGAGACATCATTGCTCCTCTATTTGGCACTCTCCGTGCCGATGGCCTGCGCCAATACCGCACCAGCTACATCGAGATCCCGCGCAAAAACGGCAAGAGCACGCTCTGCGCAGGCATAGCACTCTACCTGCTCATGGCCGATGGCGAGAAGGGCGCGGAGATCGTCAGCGCAGCCGCTGACCGTGAGCAGGCATCCATCGTGTTCGACATTGCCTCGAGCATGGTGCAGGCTAGCCCAATGCTTGCCTCGAGATGCACAGTGCTGCGCAAAGAGATCGTGACCAAGAACGGTAGCAGATATCGAGCAATCTCAGCAGACGCGCATACTAAACACGGATTTAACTGTAGCGGCATCATATTTGATGAGCTCCATGCTCAGCCCAATAGAGAGCTCTGGGATGTGCTCACGACGAGCGTAGGATCGCGCAGGCAGCCGCTCACCGTGGCGATCACGACCGCAGGGCACGACCGTAACTCGCTCTGCTATGAGATGCACCAGCATGCCCGCTCAGTCGCTGATGGCTCGCTTGTCGATCACAGTTTCTTGCCCGTGCTCTATCGAGCGCCTGATGGTGCGTCATGGCGTGATGAGTCTACATGGCGAGCAGCAAATCCCGGCTATGGCGTATCCGTGCTGCCCGATTACATGCATCAGGCAGCCATGGACGCAGCCCAATCACCTGCCCGCGAGCTAGCATTTCGCCGCCTCCATCTCTGCGAGTGGACCGACACAATCACTCGATGGATCGCACCCGAGACATGGGACGCATGCCGTAGCCCTCGACCTGATCTTGATGGTCGATTGTGTTATGCCGCTCTTGACCTGAGCAGCACCATGGATCTCTCGGCTTTCGTGCTGGCGTTTCCCCTTGACGACGGCACGATCTGGATTGAGCCGACATGTTGGGCACCCCGTGGTGCGCTCAAACAGAGAGAGCGCACCAACCGCATGCGATATGACCAATGGCATGCGAGCGGTCATATCAACGTGACCGATGGCGATGTGATCGAGTATGAGGATGTGTACACGCGCATCAAGCAATTATGCGCACAGTATCGGGTGGTTGATATCGCAATTGACAGATGGAACGCAAGCCAACTAGCGCAGCAGATGCAGAGCGATGGGCTTAACATCGTGTCGTTTGGGCAGGGCTATGCAAGCATGAGTCCAGCCGCTAAGGATTTTGAGACGCTGGTGATGGCAAGAAAATTGAGACATGACGGCAATCCGGTATTGCGATGGTGTCTAGGTAACTGTTCGATAGAGTCAGATGCTGCGGGAAACATAAAGCCGAGCAAGGCTAAGAGCTCAGAAAAGATCGACGCGCTCGTTGCCAGCATCATGGCCGTCGCAAGATCTCGAGTCGGCGAAGCAGGCGGAGCGATTGGGCGAGGTGCCCCGTCGGTGTACGAGTCGCGAGGGATGACTCTCATATGACGATCATCGATCGCATCAAGAGCCTATTCACGCTGCGCATGGGCAATCGCCCAAGCCTGCGAGATCCCGCGCTCACAGCGTTTTACGGTGGCGCGGTAAGTAGCGCTGGCGTGCAGGTATCTGAGTCATCAGCGCTCAGCTATGCACCTTTCTGGCAAGCCGTCCGCATCATCTCCGAAACTATCTCGAGCCTACCGTTTCACGTCTATCAGCAGACCGCCAATGGGCGCATTATCGCTGACGACATGATGATCGCCGACCTCCTGCGATTTGCGCCCAACGAAGAAATGACCTCCATGCAGTTGCGTGAGCAGTGGCTTGCGCAGGCTCTGACATGGGGCAATGGCTATTGCGAGATCGAGCGAGACACGATCGGCCGCCCAACGCGATTGTGGCTGCTGCGTGCCGAGAATATGAAAGTCGGTCGATCCGAAAACGGCGATCTACAATATATTTATCGCGACGATTTCAGCCGTGCGATCTACATACCCGCATCTGACGTACTGCATCTACGCGGCCCAGGTGGCGATGGCTACGTCGGTGCTAGCGTGGTCTCGCTGGCTCGAGACTCGATCGGGCTAGGCATCGCTGCCGAAGCGTTTGGCTCATCGTTTTTCGGTCGCGGCGCTAGACCATCTGGCGTGCTCGAGCATCCCGGCAGGCTCAGCGACGATGCCCGCGGTCGCCTGCGCGGCGATTGGGAACGATTGCACTCTGGTATCGATAATGCCTCACGAGTAGCAATACTCGAAGAGGGCATGAAATGGACCACGACTGCGATACCGCCTGACGATGCGCAGTTTCTCGAGACTCGACGTTTCCAGCTCGAGGAGATTGCCCGCTGGTTTAACATTCCCGTGAGCAAACTGCGGGCAACTGGCGGCAGCACCTACAGCTCGCTCGAGCAGGAAAATCAAGCGTTCCTCAGCGAGACGCTGCGCCCGTGGCTTGTCCGCATCGAGCAGGAGGTACGCAATAAACTGCTCCTGCCGATCAGTAGCAGCTACTACGTCGAGCATCGCGTCGAGGGGCTGCTGCGCACAGATCTAGCAGCGAGATACAGCGCATACGCCATCGGTCGTAACTGGGGATGGCTCAGCGTCAACGAGATCAGAGCGCTCGAGCAGCTCGACCCTATCGAGGGTGGCGATGTATTTCTCCAGCCGCTCAACATGCAGCCCGTATCGTCGATGGGCGGGGCTCAGGCACCACCTGCCGACCCTACCGTAGCACCGGTGCCCGTGCCCGATCCTGCGCTCGTGCCTGCACCAGCAGCACCAGCAGAGACCAACGACCTCGAGGCATACGCCAGCGATGCCGTGATTGCGTTAGCGCTGGCAATGACCGAGCACCAGATCCCGAGCTGCGAGCATGGATCGACCAATCGCTGCCGTGTCTGCGGCATCGAGCGTGAGCGTGAGCTTGTGCCACCAAGCCGCCCAGGTGGTAGGCACGCATGGCGCATCAAGTGGCGACCGATCCTACCGCTACGGCAGGCAGCTCCTGCGCAGGAGGTCACCGATGGAGCGTAGATTACTCTCTACCGTCTCATCTGACGCTGGCCGACTGATGGGCTATGCAAGCGTCTACGGGCCGCTCAGCGAAGATCTTGGCGGGTTCCGCGAGCGCATAGCACCGCAGGCATTTACTCGCACGCTCGAGGATAAGGGCGCAGATGTGCGAGCTTTGGTCAATCATGACTCATCGCTCGTGCTAGGTCGCAGATCCGCGGGCACGCTCAAATTGAGCACCGACAAAAATGGCCTTGGCGTCGAGATCTACCCGCCAAATACAAGTTACGCTAAAGATCTCCATCTGCTCATCGAGCGTGGCGATGTCAATCAGATGTCGTTTGGCTTTATTGTCAGAGCTGACGAGTGGACAATTGAAGAGACAGTGCGAGTGCGGACCGTGACAGATGTCGAGCTCATCGAGGTCTCCGTCGTCACGATCCCAGCATATCCGGATACCACGGTCGCGATACGGTCGCGTGATCAGTGGAGCGCTAGTCAACTACGGCTAAGCGTACATTTACGAGGCCGAAAATTGCTTATGTCGCAGCTCGGCTGCGCAGGGAGGATTGTATGAGCGTATCACGTCGCGACCTGCTCGCAGAGCGAGCACGTCTAGTAGAGCAGGCCCAAGGCTATCACGAGTCGGCATCGACCCGTGAGTGGACGCCAGAAGAGACCGCAAAGGTCGACGAAATCGTTGCTCTCATTGCTGATCACGATACCCGCATTGCGGCTATCGAAATGGCAATGGCCGAGGATGTCTCGAGCGAAGAGGCACCAGTAGCAGCACCCGCAGCAGATCCAGCAGCTCAGCAGCAGGCAGCTCGCGCACGTCTCAGCGATGTGCTCAGCGCAAGCTCACGCCGCACACGACCAGCACCAGTGGGCGTGCCGATGTTCACTCGCGACCTCGACGACAAGCGCGCCAATCGAGACCGTGAAACCGCTCTTTGTGGCTGGTTCTTGGGCAATGATGCAAAGGCTGAGCATCGCTCAGCAGCTCAGCGCTCAGGGCTCAACCTGGGCAGCAATCGCAGCGTGCTGACTCGCGCAAACTCAACTACCGCAGCCGCTGGTGGTTACACCATCCCACAGGGATTTTTGGCTGAGCTCGAAAAGAAAATCGTCTATTTTAATCCTCTCCGTGATGTCGCCCGCGTCATCCGCACCGAGTCGGGTAACAGCCTGCCATTCCCGACGATCGACGACACTGGCAACCCCGGCACGATCGGCGCTGAAAATACAGCACCATCCGCTGTAGACATGACCTTTGGTCAGATCATCCTCGGCGCATACCGCACCGAGTCGCTTGTGCTGCTCAGCAATGAGCTCCTACGTGACTCCGGTTTGGATCTCGCTACCGAAGTTGCTGGCCTTCTCGGCGAGCGTCTCGGCCGCAAGGAAGCCACTGACCACGCAACCGGTAACGGCACGACTGCTCCTCAGGGTGTAGTCACCGGCTCATCTACTGGCGTTGCTGGCGCGACCACAACCACCATCACGCTTGCCAATATCATGGGCCTGCGTAATGCGCTCGACTATGGCTACCAGCAAAATGGTGCATTTATGATGCACCAGTCGATCTGGTCTACGATCCTGCAACTGGCCGACTCACAGAGCCGTCCATTGTTCCTTGACTTGCTCAACGGTAACCAGCCACGCCTTCTCGGTTATCCCGTAATTGTCAATAACGCAATGGCGAGCTCAATCATCGCCAGCGCCAAAACTGTATTGTTTGGAGATTTTTCCAAATACTACATCCGTGATGCGGGCGATATCGAAATTATCCGCATGAACGAACGCTATGCTGATGCCTACCAGACGGGCTTTATGGCAGTGCGTCGTAGCGATGCTAAGGTCGCTCAGTCCGCCGCCATCGTTCGTATCACTCAGCCAGCGTCGTAACCATGTGGGGTAGACTCATGAGACTGAAAATACTGATCCACTGTGTCGGCACTCTCGTGAGCTACACTCCCGGCGAAGTCCTTGATATTCTCGGCGACGATGCCCAGCGTCTAATCAACGCTGGGCTCGCCGAACCCTACAACGAGCCAGCAGCACCGGCTCCACCACCTTTAGACATTGCAGATAATAAGCGCCGTAAAAACGTGGAGAAGAGATGAATATCAAAATCCTTGCGCGTGGCACGTCTGAGCCAGTCACATTGGCTGAGGCGAAGCTACACCTGCGCGTGGATCTGAGCGATGATGACGCGCTCATCACCGCCATGATTAGCGCGGCACGTGACATGGTAGAGCGTTACACCAGCCGCACCCTGATCTATACCGCATACCGACTGACGATAGACAATTGGCCGTACGACATCGAGCTGCCACGATCACCAGCCGTTGAGGCTGCCGCTAATCTTGTGACGGGCATCGCATATATCACACCGCGGATCCGATACTACGAC